CTTGTCTTTTTGAATGTGTTCTTCGATTGATTTCATTTGTTTAATTTGATCCTACATTTGTATTTATTCATTATAACTTAGATTATGTTAACATGCCACCACCAGCTGGTTTTCTTCCAAAAGAATCTCTTACTAAACCTAGTTTTGTAACTCCCCTTTTACCCTCAACAATTCTATGTTTAAGAGATCCTATAATATATCTTCCACTTACTTGTTTGTCATTTTCCCCACCACCAGTGTCAGGAACGTCTATATGTATACAGTCACCAGCGTGTAAATCAAAATCAGGAGCTATGTCAATCACCATTGTGCCTGTACAAAGTTGATTATATCTTCTTATCGCCTGATTTAATATCTGCTCTACCTCAAAATTTTCCTCCTCATTTTTTTTAATTTGTTCTCTTGGATCTTTACCGGTTGGAAGATTGCCAACATCTTTTAAAACATAAGTTGTTCTCGTTGGGGTAACACTAAACTTGTCATTTAGTTTGGGTAAACTTTTCCCCGCGTGGACAGTTCCATCATCATCATCGATAAAAGCATCTTGCTCAATAATTTTATACTCACAATTAAAAGGGTTAAATGCAATTAATTTTGTGTTATACGCACCCATTCTATACTTTTGATTAGCAACTATACTATTGTTAGGATTCATGTTTACTACCTCACCATCATATTGTTCCGTTCTTTCAGATGCATCAGGAGTGTTTGCAAAAATATATTTCCTAACAGGTTCTTGTCCGAAAAGAGAATCAATCGATTTGAAATGAAATCCATTTGCAGTTTCAAAAAATAAGAACCCAGCTGTCTTCCCTTTTTTTCCATCTGATGCGGGTATGGATTTTTTTGATAACCAATTTATGGTATAGAGTGGTTTCCTTACATTCCCTATAAAATTATAATTATTACTCGTTTCATCAATGAAAAGTTCTTTCTCAGTGAACAAATTTTTCTCTAAAATATCCGTTATGTGTTGTGATATTTTTCCATCATACCTTTTGACAACACGAGATGTGAGTTCTTCATTACGAATAAACTCCTCTGATGTCATTCTTAATGAGAGTTCCTCCTGTTGTGTATCTTTTCTTATGACTGTAACTTTATTTACATTCAGCTCAACCTCTAAAACACTTCCATTCGGATCTTCAATGGCAAAAATAACGTCTTCAGTTCCAACAAGAGGAAGACCCTCCATCACTGTTTTACCATTAACTGATCCCACTGTATTAGCAAAAGTAATATCAACTTCAATTGTGTCACTAAAAATACTCTCAGCATATTGAACGTCAGGTGATGCTGTCAAACTCACATCAAGATCACTCTCATTTGAGAATATAATCGCCTTCTTGATGGCACAGTTTTCATATTTTAATCTATTCTGTGACATTATCTTCTATATAAACCTGCAAATGTTTTAGTATTAGTGGTGTCATTATTCATAGCGATTTGTTGCGGTTCTTGTTGTTGTTCTTTTTCAGGTATTGGAAGAGGGATTGGGACAAATTTGACTCTACCTGCACTTGGTTTATCATATGATGCCGTCATTCTCAATTCAGTTGACTTATCAACACTATTTACCATTGGTTGAACTGATGGTTTAGGGCCAACAAAACCACCTCCTCTAAAGGCTCTTGTTGCTCCTTTTGCTGGTGTGAGTACAGACGGTCTGAGTGATGAAGGAGAGTCTTTGAAGAATAAATCATATACAATTCTACCAAGAATGTCACCACCAATACCACCAATTATACCACCTATTATTGTACCAGCGGGGCCAAGCATTGATCCCACCGCAGCAAGTAATCCACCTAGTGCTATACTACCGATAGCCATAAATGCTGCTCTTCCGGGTGGTTCACCAAAGACAAACACATCAAGTAAGAATGCAATCATATCGCCTATAAAAGGAATCATTCCAACTGTTTCGGAAACAAATTTACGTATTGGTTTTAAAAATTTACCGATACCTAAATCAGATAAAAGTTTTCCTAAACCTTTTTTACCCTTTCCTAAAAAAGTGTCAGGTTTTACTTTTACCTTTTTAGTTTTTACGGTGGATTTTCTACCACTCTTCATCTCAGCGTCTAACTTTTTGAAATCAGGATCATTTTCAAAATCAACCTCTGGAAATTGTTTAAGAGCATCTTCAATGTTTAAACTCTCTACGTTTTTGGCACCTAGAGTGGTCTCGTCTATGAAATCAGATCTTAACGCATCAAAAAGTCTTCTACTTATCTTTTGAGGTCTTGCTGTTGATTTTCGCGGATTCAAAAATTCAACCATATCCGCACTTGTAGTTACTTTATTTTTACTGTAATTATAAGTTCCATACTCAAAAGGAAGCTTTGTCTTAGTTGCAACTGATGTTTTTATTGGTTCCACATCAATTATATCACCTGTTACACCCCTTTTTCTTCTTCCAGTTTCTCTGCTCGTGCTTGCGAAATCTGCTGCTGAAGTTTTTCTTACAGGTTTTTTTGGTCTTTTCATCTCCTCTAAATCATCCAAATCTAAACCTAATGTTTTAGCTGCATGTCGCATTAAATCATCGTCAGAAGGCACTGGTATACCTCTCTGTCTTGCTGCGTCTCTACCCATTAATTGCAAAGCGTCTAGAATGGCAGCCTCAGTTGCTGTATTTCTTCTTTTTATCTCTAATGCTATGCCACCAGCTATAATTAATGTAAATGCTAAATTACGAAGCGCACCAAAAAAATTGGTAAAAGTGTTGTTTACATTTTTTTGAGTCAGAGTGTTTTTATTCACTCCTTTTAACTTTTCTGACCCTTCATTAAATAAAGATAGAAAACCTTTTAATGCAAGAAATGTTCCACTGACCACAAAAAAGAAAGTTTTTGCTATTTTTTTAATAAACTTACCGATTGTTATAATTTGTGGTAAAAATCTAAGTGCGATTGCCCCCACCACTGATAAAACTGCTCCTACCAAAAATCCAAGTAATCCACCACCACCTTTCTTTGGTCTTGGATTTGTCCTGTCAGAATCATCATCTTCTTGATCATCATCTTTTTCAAGTATATCCTCCCTACTTTTTCTTCTTAATCTTTCTTGATTTTGTTTCTCAATACCCTCTCTTACTTTTGATAAAACAAGTCTAGTCTTTAACATACCATCTATTTTTATGACATCTTCTCTTATTAAACCAATGTTTACCACAGACTTTTTAGACAAAGTTGTAGATCTACCTGATCTATTTGATAGTAGTTTATTTGTGTCAATCATATCTTATGGAGCCATAAAACCAAGGGTGTCACATTTATTTGAATCAGTTGGATTCAATGAGCATGTTGGTAATTCGTTTCTTGTGGCAACTGATCTATCAGTAGGTGGAATAGGAGGCAAACCAACTTGTTCAAGCATAAAATTAGCATCTTGATCACTGACCACTGGTGGGCCAGGAATGGAAACATTGTTCACTGGTTTTATTCCAGCATCCTTTCTTCCTTTCTCAGTGATAGATTGTGATAAAGCATTTAAATAAAACGCTTCAGTTCCAACAACATTTTTATTAATCTCATCCTCAAGTGAGAGACCATAATTACTACTAAAATAGTCTAATGTATTTGCCCCTACATTACGTTTTACACCATCTAATCCTTCAACGCTTACACCTCTTACTGTATCCTCTGCCTTTTTTCCAAAGTTTGGCATGTAACCATACGTATCCATTTCATAACCTTCATCTTTCATAAATTGTTGATACTTTTTAAACCCTGATCCATCTGCTGCCATCGTGACATTACCCTTACTATCTGTAGTCGTAGTTGTATACATTCGATTCTTTGGATCGTTAAAAAATTTTTCAACCTGTGCATGCATTGCCAACTTTTCGTCTCCAGACATTCCTTTCAACATTTGAGCGACTGCACCCATATTTCCTGAGTTTATCAACTGCACTGCTTCAGCAGCTCCGGGTTGTTGCATCGCTTTCTTATTAACTACAAATTCACCACCCTCTGCCTCAATCGGTATTCCACCATCCTTATGACTGGGGCCATGTAACATACCACCATCTTGAAATATTCTTGTTGGTCTGAACGCAGACCTAGCTGATCTAAAAAATGAACGAGATCCTTTACCTATATTTGACAGACTAAGTGAACCAAGACCTTTTATCAAATTACCAAGTTTGCCTCCAATTCCTAGTCCACCTAAAAGGGCAGATCCCGGAAGTGCGATTCCAAGCACCGAAGCAGCGATATTAATAAGTCCAGTGAGACCCACCATCTTTCCAAGTAGAAATGCAATTCCTATCGTGGCAGCCACTATTCCTCCAATAATAAGTGGGAAAAAGTTTTTTATAAATCCAGATATAAAATTAACAATTCCAATGTTTGCTGGATTACTTAAAAACTTAAGTATTCCCATTAAAAATTTACCAGCGACCAAATTTATAAAAAACATAATAAATCGAAGGAACCCATTTTTTATTGGCTCTACGGCTCTATTAACTTGTTTTTTAAAAAAATCAAATACTGGTTTATCATTTTCTAATTTTGTCTCTCTTTTTCGTCTTCTTTCATTTTGCAGTCTTCTTTGTGTATCAAGAAACTTTTCATATTCAAACTTCTCCTGTGCTTCAAGTGTCTGTAGAATAGACGACATCGTTTCTTTGATGTCCATAATACTTTGATCAATACCCTCTGATGGTGTTGATAAAGATGCTAACATCACACCAGTTTGAATTTGTTGTGCTTGAATAACATTTTTTAATATGGTTATCTTTCTTGAATTTAACGCTACCTGTTCTGCTAATTTATCCCTTCCCAAAAAACTTGACGCAGAAATCCTTCTTGTGGTTTCTCTCGGAGTTCCACCAAGTCTTGTCATATTATTGAGAAAATTCTCATATGCTGGATTCATTTCATCCATTGGCTTTTCTTTGCTGTTCCTTTAGTCTTTCTTCCTCAAGGTGTGCTTGCAATAATCCAACGTAGATGTCTCTCTCCCAAGGCATCATATTTTCAATCTCAGTCAAACTGTATTTATGATACTGCATCATGGCAAAGTTTAATCTGAAGTAGTTCTCCAGATTCATATGAGCCATGGCTAACCGAAAAAAGACGCTAAACCCTCAAGCAATACATCACTTTCCACCTTTGTTTTTGGATTATAAACTTTCACAGTGTGAGATAATTTTGGCATGGTCTGAAAGAAGTTTTCAATTTCTTTGAATTGATTTGAGTTCATTGAATCTAAAAATTCAGTGATCTCCTTCTTTGAGCAATCAGCAGCAACCCAAACTTCGTCTTCACTATAAATTTTATTGATACAAGATCCAACTAAATCAAATGATTGCTCCATTGGATTTTTTGTTCTATCATTTGGATCAAAATTATTTTTAATAAATTCATTCAGAGATGGATATTTCAATTCCATCATTAAGGATTCGTCAAGTTTAACTTTTTTTGAATGACCTTCAGGTTTTTGAACCTTAATATCATCCAAGTTGATGTTCACTTTAACCTCAGTTTTTTCATCATCAGGACAAATAAGATTAACTTCAATGTCTTCCCCTACAGATTTACCACGAATATTCAAAAATAAAAATTCAATATCAAAAGTAGGGAGTGTCTCAACTTTGATACCTTTTGTTAAAACACATGCACGAATCACAGCTTTGATAGCGTTTGTAATTTGTTTTGTGTCCTCACTCTCAAGTGCGATAACAAGAAGTTTTTCTTCTTTTACAAGAAATGGTCTGTATTGTACTGTCTTTCCTGTTGAAGGTAATTCAAGTTCATAACTTGGTGTTGCAATTTTTGGTAATGGCATAATGTTATACTTCAGTAAGTTTATTTATAGAGGTAATTTTGATTTAATTCTAGTCACTCGGTCTTCCAAATCCAAAAGTTCCTAAACCAAAAGATCCATCACGACCAGTTCCTGTATTTGGAAATCTATCAGGGAATATTTCTCTTCTCGCTATTTCTCTAGGTGAGAATCTTTGATCCAAAGCATTAAAGAATCTAGGTATTACACCTCTTGGTCTGTCCTCAATAAAGTATCTTGAGTAAGCCATATTAACTGTGCATTTTAATACCTGTGATGCATCATAAGAAACTGGCATTGAATTTATGGACAAAGGAAAACAGTTCACAAATTTGTATGTTAGTATTTTTGTTTGTCTTCTTGAGTCAAGGTTCTTTTCAAACTTTGATATCTCTAAGTTACCACGATACTCTCTAGGAAACTTAACACGATAGTGATAATCTTCATTTTGAATTTTATTAGATCCTGATGATGTCATGTTTGAAATATAATTCATCCATGCTTCAAAAAATCTTATTGGTAAATATTGATCTGCATCACAATAAAAAGTTAAATTAATCGTATCATCATATTGTCTTCGATAAACATGCCTCTCTCTTATTCCGGGAATATTATTTGTTAACTCTGATGTTGCAAATCTTGATCCGGGCAAAACCGTATCAGAACATAGAATATTTAATCTACCTTGATCTAAGTTTAGTCCTATCTCTTGTCGATACTGATTGAAACCACTCTCTAAAAAAGAGACACTCACTTGAAAGTGTGAAGTGGTCGCTGGATTAAGGAGTTGAGCCTTAACCATTGATATCGATTTTCGTTGTGGTGGGATGATAGCCATATATAAATATAGATTGACCTTGTATATTATGTAGGCAAGTTA